CAGAGCAGGAGATTATGAGTTCCAGTGTGAACCTCATGCTGGTGCTGGTATGAAAGGAGTTATTCACGTAGAGTAATGCAAGAAGTAGTCCAGAGCGTCAACATTATGATTGGAATCCTAATGGGTGGTGTATCTTGGTCAATCTACTATATAATGCGTATGGCTTACCTTGAAATGAATAATGAGCGACAAAACACTACAGGATCTGAAGGTTGATGCACATATTGCTGTGCTTCATACAAAAGTAGATGCTCTTATAGAAAAACAAAAAGAACTTACTCATCGTGTTCGTGCGAATGAGAAGGTAGTGGCTGCTATTGGTCTGTTGGGATCAATAGCACTTGCTTTTATTGGAGCAGGATATTTTGCACCTAAAGCAGAAGCATATCCAGAATATTTGGAACCTCGTACACAAGTAATACCAGGATCATTGCCTGAGAGTTCCTCTATGGCTCAGCAATGGATTGATAGAATTAGAGAGTGGGAATGGGAGCAAAAGAATAAAGACCCTGAATTTGATATAAATAATGCACTTGCAGAATATTTCAATGGGAGCGATGACCCCACCGAGCAGGAAGAGCT